TGTAGGCGACCATGCCATCTTGCGGTGAAGTGATCGCCGTGTCGCGTGCAGTCGTTGTGGCGAAATACATCACCGACTGCGACTGGCAGTAGTTGTTGAGGTCGGCGGCTGTGAGCACCGAGGCAGAGCTGAATGACTTGTAGCCGGAACCCATCAGAGTCTCCTAGTAGCCGAGGTAGTTGGAATCGAGAACGCCGTAGGTCGCATCGTTCAAGACAAAGAACGGCAGCGGTGCGGGCGAGAGGTTGTAGGTCGCACTCCAGGTGCGTGGCCCGATCTCATGGCTTACGCCTTCAATGAGCAGCTGCTTTGAGATCACCGAGCCGACACCTTGCGGGCGGCGATTGACAGTGATGCGGGTGCCGATCTCATCGCCGATGAGCCCGGTGTAGATCGTGGTGTTCGCTCGAGGGTTGACACCCAAAGACTGCACACGCATCGACGGTTGCTTGTATGTGGCAAGTCGAAAGTTCGCCGCATCAACAATCGCTTGATCGGTGTCGTTGATGTACCCAGATTGAGAATCGGTGCGAATGAAATACTGACCCTGCGATGTCGTGTCATTGGTCGTGAATGTGGGGCCGTTCTGCCGACCGATCACGACCCTGTTCTTCACCAGCTGGTCGTTGTAGACGAACTCAATGTCGGTGAATGGAAGCTCGCCAGTTGAGTCACCAAACGTGCGTTGCGAGTCTTTGTAGCCAGCAGTCGTTGCTAACGCATTGTGCGAGATGTAAGCGACCTTGCCTGAGCCGTCGATAAACAAACGACCCTGGTCTGCTGTCTCGCATTCTTTGATTGCTGAAAGCAGTGAGTTGCCTTGCGAGTTGATCCCCTGCACCGTTGATGTCGCAGTGGTGATGTTGGTGCCGTCACTCATCCAGCCAGCCATTGCGAGCAGCGATGAGATGCGTGCAGATGCTGTCTGGCCAGTCAGGTAGGTGCCCTTGCCGATTGCATAACGATCGGCGACTTGAGTTGCTGTCAGGTCTGAGCCATAGAAGACAAGCTCGTCGATTGTGCCGTTGAAGTTGCTGGTGAAGTCATAGGCGCCGCTTGACATGCCAGTGAATGCGCCACCCACGATGTCTTTGGGGTTTGAATCATTCAGTGATGCGACTGAACCAATAGACGTTGCAGCAACACCGTCGACGTAGAGAATCTGATACGGCGACGACGACGATCGCAATGCGTAAATGAAATGCGGCTTGCCATCATTGACAGTGACAGAGGAGTTGAAGACGTTGACGGCATTCGGCGAGAAGTTGTAACCAATCTGCGCCTGAATAGTTCCAACGCCACCGGAAACGACCATGCCGAAAGCGCATTTGGTTTCGGCGATACTCGATCCCGAAGAGAAAATGCCGTAGCGGCCATCGGTTGTTGTTGACGTTTGTATCCACGCTCCAACGCCCATTGACGCGCCAACGCTGTAATACTTTGAGATAGCGGCAAAAGGAAACGAAGCCGCAACGTATCGGCCACCATCAAATTGTGCAGCAAGGTTTGAATCGGTCGGCACGACACTTGAGGTCGAAAGCGAAGAGCTCGCTGCGCCGGCGGTGGTGAACCAGCTGCCAGCGTTCTTTCCGTTGATTGTGTCGAACAACGATGTCGAGCCCGCCACCTCGTCCATGCGATACCAAGCGAGCACGCCATCGGTGCGCACTTGGTATTCCCAGTACGACGGCAAGGTGATGAGGTTCATCACTTTGAATGCGTCTGATGCCGTGACGACTGCGGTGGCGTCGTTGGGGTAGTTGTATTGCTGGTTCCACTGATCAACGAAGCCGAAGAAGATGCCTGTGGCAGAGCCGCTTGGCGGCGTTGCTTTGACTCGGATCGGTCGACCAGGGGTGAGCTTGCCGTAGTAGGTGCCTGACGCGTACTCAGGGTCGTACTTGCGGTCGGCGTTGGCAAACGTGATCTGGCAGCTGCCAGTGTTGAATGAGTCAAGTTCTGACGAGCGGCCGCGCTTGATTGAGCATGAGCGCACGTCAGCGCTCACGTCGGTCCAAGTGATCGACGCCAGCGTTGAGTTGATCGGCACGGTGTTAGCGCCAGCGCTGGTTGAGAAGCCGATCTCTACGGTGAGAACTACGCCGTCAGCGAGGGTGACACTCATGCGGCTCGCCACCCGTCGCCGCTGCGACGCTCATAGGCAGCGATCGCCTCGACGATGCTTTGCCCCACCGCTGCCTTGTCGGCAGTCGTCGAGACATTCACGTTGATGTTGTAGACCGCCGTGTTGCCGCCGCCACTCGACGAGAGCATCTGCTTCGTCTTCTCGGCGGTGACGATCGTGCCGGCGCTATCTGGCCAGAAGATCTCTGGGCCAAGTTCACCAGTCAGCACGGGACGCGCAGGACGCCCGCCCATCGCCATGCCAGGACCGACGCGGCCACCCATGGCGTTACGCAGCACACCGACACCGGTACCTTGACCGCCAAGCACTGGCATGCCAAGAATCTCGCGCCGAACGCCTTGAAGCTTGCGCCACGTCTCTTCAATGTTTGAGTCGTCTGTCTTTACGTTGAGAGGATTGGCGTTTAGGTAGCCAGCAGTCGTTGCCGCCTGCCACGAGATGCCTGAGATCTTTTCAATAAGCAACTGGCCAGCAGTAGATGCAGGGTCAATCCCGAACTGCTTGAGCAGTTCCATAGATTTCTGGAACTTCTCTTGGCTTGTGTTGCCTTTGATGTATTCGGCACCAAGTGTGGCAAGAGCTCCATTGAGGCTTAGCGCAGATTCGACTTGCTTGAGGTAGGCAGCTTGCGCTTGTGGGGAAGCTTCGCCGTATTTGTTGACGGCGTCGGTGTAATCAGTCTGTGCGGTGGTCAAGCTTTCTTGAGCGTGGATGACAGCAAAGTAGGGATCGGTCGCGGCTTTGAGTGCTTTGTTGGCGTTCTCAATCGAAAGCGCCAGTGAATCATTGGCTGCAGCAGCCTCACCAGCAGACAACTTGTTGCGGTCAATGTTGCCCGTGTAGACGCCGATGGCTACCGAAGTGTCGCTGAACGTGTTGCCAGCTGCAGCCTGCGCAACGACCCACTTGTAGACTTCTTCTCTGTTGGCACCAGTTGCCCCAGAGATCGCTTCAGTCATGTCTTTGTAGTTCTGGAGCTTGTCAACCATTGCTTTGGTTGCGTTGTATTTGCCCTCTGCTTCTGAGCGATCCCAGTAGAAAAAGTCGCCGTCCATCCAGCCCTTCTTGCCGGCTTTGGTGGCGTACTTATCCATAAGCGCAATTTGTTCTTCAAGTGCGCCGTTCATTTGATCAAAGCCGCCAGACTCTGCGCCGGCAAGCACGTCGGCATTGAACTTCTCTTGAGCCGATTGCGCTCGTTTCACGCCGCCTTCGTAGACGCCATAAACAACAGCAAGGCCGGTGAGCACAATGCCAATCGCTCCAAGGGCGGTGCTCATGCCGCGAGCTGTTGCTGACATTTCTGCAAAAGCAATTTTGGCTCGTTGAATCTGACCAACAAGCAGCAAGAACGCGCCACCCGCAAGGGCAACTGCGCCGCCGATGACAATAAATGGGCCGGCGACATCTTTGACGGGACCAGGAAGACCGGAAACCAACTTGGTGAAGTCGGTGAGGATCGGCAGCATTTCGAGACCGATCTGAGTCTTCAGACCGGTGATTGCTGCGCCGAACTCGCGCTGAGCTTTGATGGATTCTTTGACCGAGTTGACGTTGTCCTGAGACAACACCAGCCCCATCTTCTCGGCTTCTTTTGAGAGCTCGGCAATGCCGTCTTTGCCTTTGAGCAAAAACGGAAGCATCGACGCACCGTTGCGCCCGAATAATTCGAGCGCAGCAGCCGTCGATTCTGTACCAGGGCCCATAGCTTTGAATTTGTCGGCAACGTCACCAAGCACGGAGGTCATTCCGCGCATGTGGCCATCGGAGGTCTTCACCTCAACGCCGAGTTTTGTGAACTTCTCAGGCGACGTGTCCATCGTCTTGGCCAACTTGCCAAGACCCGTTGACAGCGTGTCTACGTCAACGCCGCTCATCTTTGCTGCATAACCAAGTTTCGACGCTTCTTCAGCGGTGAGACCGGTGTAGCGCTGCAGTTTGATTACTTCGCGACCGAGATCTGTTGCCGTGCCGGCAGCATTGACGCCAACCATCAGCATGCCCGCGCCGACGCCCATCATCGCTGCGCCGACTTTGGTCATGCCTGCGGAAAGTGCTCCGCCAGCCGCGCCAGCTTTGCCGAGATCCTTTTCGGCAGAGTCGGCGACTTTTTTCATCTCATTGAGAGCACCTGCCGCATCGGCGGTGATGAGAATCGCAAGGCGTTCGAGAAGAGCCACGGTTACTCCTTGCGAGAGAGGAAGAGTGAGAGATCGCCAAGTCGTTGGCGGCGAGTTACATCTGGCGGCCACTCAAACTGGCGACCGAAGCTGACCAGGTAATCGGTCAGACTGGGGTATCTAAAGGGGCCGGCACGACCTCTTCTCGACGAATGCCTTTCAGCAGCTCGGAGACTTTGATGCTGGCGAGTTTCTCTTCAACCTCAGGTTGCGTGAGTTTCAGTCGAGTGCCGAGGCAGACGCCAATGATCGCTCGACAGTGCGCAGCCGAGCGCACCGGTTCGATCTCTGACCAATTACAGCCAGCTGCCTTTTCAATGGCAAACGCTTCGTCAAGGGTGAGGTCATCTTCGGCAACTTCAAGACCATCAAACTCAATGAGCCAGCGCATTGAAGATGCGCCCTCCATGAAGCGGGCTTGAATGACTTCAAGAAGGTCGACTAGTTCGCCGTCGAGATCGCCAGCGGCGATGTGTTGGGCAATGTCTTGTCCTGAGGGTGCAGTCATTTGAGGGCTCCGATTACTGATTGGCCGGCACCGAAGCCGGACTTGATGAGGGCTTTGCGGTACTCGGTGGCGTAGGTGTCTGGGCCGATGCGGATCGCAGCTGCTTTCGCTGCTGGCCACACGCCGGAGTCACCGTGAGTGCCAGGGTGAAACGCATACGCGCGCAAGTTGCCGCCGATGGTCAACGCTTGCTTGCCGTTGAAAGCGCGAGTGATGCCACCTTTGTTGGTGACTGTTGCAGCTCGCATCTTGCCGAACGCCCCGCGATTGGAACCGCCGAACGCAGCATTGACGCCAAGTTGCTTTGTGCGAACTTTGAAACCGCTACGAGTTGAGAGACGCTTAGCGCCGATCACATGCGGTTTCGTGTTGCCGAGCACCAAGTGAACAGGGCCACGAAATGCCACAAGCGTGGTGGCATTCATTCCTCCTTGCACGTCGTAACCGACGTTCCACTTGCGTCGCGCAATCTTGTTCGCAGGTGAGATGCCTGCCTGTGATTGAGCGATGCCCAGCCATGCCGTCTTGACGGCCATGCCGGCCTTGTTGGCTCCTTCTTTCTTTGCGTCGGGAAACGTGTTCTGCACGTTCTGGCACTTCTTGACGAAGGCGGCGACGTTGGAGCCTCCAAGACCGGCGACGGCCATCAGATCAGGAGGTGGTGCGAGTGAGGTCGCCAGTGCGCGGCCAGGTGACGCTGAGCGTCGACAGATCGCCGACCTTGCCCGACACGGGCTTGTATTGCGTGACGAGGTACGAACCGGAGTAGAGCGGGTTCGTTGCCGAGGTCGAAGCTGAAGTCGACTTCACGGTGACGGTGATCGCGGTGCCGCGAGCTGCCCAGATCGTGGCGTCAACCTTCGACGCTGCGTAGTCCTGCTGCAGGTTGATCGTGATCGAGCCCGACTTGAGTCCGCCGGTGCGGGTCTCGTTGCCTGAGCTGCCGAAGTTGGTGGTCTTGACGTCTGCGGTCTCGTCGTTGATTTCGACTGAGTCGACGTGATCGGAGAGGTCGACACCGTTGATGGTGATGACCGGTGCGGTAATGACAAAAGCGGCCATCTCGGCCCTCCATGTGAATGCAAACAAACGCCGCTAGGGCGCTGTTCGTTGGTTGATGTGGAGAGGGTTTGGTGAAGCTGTTACTGAATCGCTGCGAACGCTGCGAAAGTGAGCGACCCTGACGAGCCGCCGATCGTGTACGAGATGCGCCAGTTGGCGTCAGTCGTCGCGGTTGTTGAGCTG